CGATGCAGGATTTTTAGATGTCTACGTTAATGGTGTTCGTATGAGTGCAGCAGACATTACAACTACTTCAGGTAATGCAATTGTCTTTCCTAATGAAAACTTATCAAACGGAGATGACGTAGATATAGTGTGTTACGGAACTTTCGTAATTTCACAGTTAAACGCCAGTAACTTAAATAGTGGCACAATACCTGACGCAAGGTTCCCTGCTACTTTACCTGCAATCAGTGGTGCAAACTTAACTAACTTACCAGTAGACTTAACAACATTAAGTGCAACCAACCTAACAAGTGGTACAGTACCAAGTGCAAGAGTATCAGGTGCATATACTGGGATTACAAGTGTTGGTACGTTAACTGGTTTTACATCAACTGGCATAGATGATAATGCTGATGCCACAGCTATTACTATTACAAGTGCTGAAAAAATCGGTATAGGTCATGCTAATCCAGCCGCTACAGTAGATATAAGAAAAAGTGGATTAGCTTCATTAGGCATTGGTTCGACTGATGCAAGTGGAGCAATTATTTCTCTTGATGGTGATAGTAACGGAGATTTTAGTGGTAGTGACTATTCTTACATACAACATGTGAATGATGGCAGATTAGATATAGTTCAAGACAGTCCATCAGGCACTAATGAAATAAGACTTTATACAAATGCTTCAGAACGTATGCGTATTGATGCGTCAGGCAATGTTGGTATTGGTACGACCTCAATATCAAGTTCTGACAAATTGAGTATAAGTGGTGGTCGTGCAAGAATTGTTAATAGTGTTGCTCAATCAGGTAATACATTAGACAATAGTTCATTTTCAGGTCTTATAATTAATAATTCAAATAATGCTAATGGAGATTTAGCAGGTATAGTTATGTACCCAACAAGTCAATACACAGCGGCGGCTGGTGTGTTTGGCTATAGGGAAAGTCAAACGGCAGGTGGTTTAAGTTTTTGGACTGGTTCAAATACTGGCTCAGAACGTATGCGTATTGATGCGTCAGGCAATGTTGGTATTGGAACTGCCAGTCCATCAGTTTTATTGGATATATTAAATAGTGGTAGTGGCGATGCAACTGTAAAGATAAAATCTACTACTGGTGGCGATCCTACTATACAATTTGATAGTGCCGCCGCAAATAGAAATGCAGTGATTAAATTTTTAGATCAAGGCAATGCCGCTGGTGGTAGAATACAGTATAATCACAGTGGTGACCGCATGGATTTCCAAGCTGGTTCAAGTAGTGGTACCACAATGTCTATTTTAAATGGAAAAGTTCTTATTGGTAGCACCTCTAGTAGTGCAAGTGCTGATTTTGATGATTTACAAATAGGCAGTACTGGTGGAACAAGTGGCTTAACAATACTTTCTAGTGGAAGTGCAACTGCTGGAATAGCGTTTGCAGATCCAGCAGAATCAGTGGCTCATTCTTTAGTATGTCATCATGCTGATAACAGTATGAGATTTAATGTTCATGGCAATACAGAACGTATGCGTATTGATAGTTCAGGCAATATGATGGTTGGCATTACTAGCACTGACCATAAATTTCATGTTAATCAAGGAACAGTCAATAAAATTGGAGGATTTTTTTATAACAACACATCAACTAATGCCGCTTGTTTAAAAGTGTTGCAAGATGGAGCAGGTGCTAGTGGACCTGCATTACTTGTTAGAAATGATGGAAGTGGTAATGCAGTTCAAGTAGATGATGGTTCTGATGGTAATACTGTTTTTAATATTGATTCTTCAGGCTTTATATATGTAAATACTGGTGGAGCAGTCCCTAGTGCTTCACAAGTTGGAGTTAAAATTACTGGCACTCAAGGTCAAAACTTTTGGAGAAGTGCTAACTCTGGAACTGGTGGTTATAGTCATCTTGTTTTTTTAAATGGTAATGGAGTAGTAGGAGAAATATATACTAATTTATCAGGTACAGTTTACGCCACCTCCTCAGACCACAGATTAAAAGAGAATGTAATTTATGATTTTGATGCAACAACAAGATTAAAACAATTAAAACCTGCTAGATTTAATTTTATAGCAGATGGCACAGATAGTGTTGTTGATGGTTTCCTAGCACACGAAGTACAAGCAATCGTACCTGAAGCTATTACTGGAACTAAAGATGCAGTCGATGATGATGGTAATGCAGTCATGCAAGGAATCGATCAATCTAAAATTGTACCTTTACTCGTTAAAACCATACAAGAATTAGAAGCAAGAATAACAGCGTTGGAGTCTGCATAATGACTAGAGCAAAAGATATATCAAAGATAATTACTGATGGTAACATCAGTGGCACATTAGATGTGTCAGGTGCATTTACTTCTCAAGGCATAGATGACAATGCAGATGCTACAGCTATTACAATTACAAGTGCAGAACTTGTAGGTATTTCTGAAACTTCCCCATTAGGAAAATTGCATGTTAAGTCTGGAGATAGTGGAGCTTCATCTGTTAGTGTTAATGCTAATGAATTAGTTGTAGAAAATTCAGATTATACTGGCATCACAATACTTGGTGAAAATGAAACAAATATTATGTTTGGTGATAACGAAGACCCTGATGTAGGTAGAATTGAGTATCATCATAGCGATAATTCTATGAGCTTTAGAACTAATGCTAGTGATAGGATGCGTATTGATGGGTCAGGTAATGTTGCGATAGGTGGCACTTCTGCAAGTGGTTTGCTACATTTACATTCATCATCTACTGCTTTGATGTATATTCAATCAGGAAACTCAAGTGTAGCAGGACTTATACTTGGAGACACTGCTGATTCTGCCGTTGGTGGCATTGTCTACGATAATAACACAGATAAACTTGCTCTTAGAGGTAGTAATAATGCAGATAGATTAACTATTGATTCATCAGGCAATGTTGGTATAGCTCATAGTAATCCAGATCAAAAATTAACTGTAAATGGTCATATAAATTTACCTACTGGAAACTCTTACTTTTATGGTGCTGGACATAATGTATTTCAAGTTGATAGTACATATACATATTTTTATGGTGGTACAAATGGCGTTCAAATAAGAAAATCTGATAATTCAGTTCCGTTAGTTGTTGTTAATGACAGTGGAAGAGTTGGTATTGGCACGAGTAGTCCAAGTGAACCACTTAGAATACAAAGTGATGATGGTGGTGATTTTGATCCATCTAATGTCGTTTTAAATAATGCACTTATGCTAAAAAATTCTACTTCAGGTGCTAATAATTGTATTACACTTGCTATGGCAACTGAAAGTAATGGTGAAGTTTATTTAAGCACTGTTCAAAACAGTAGTAACAATGCCGCAGATTTTGTTATTTCTACAAGAGATAGTGGAGCAAGAGCAGAACGTGTGCGTATTACAAGTGCAGGCAATGTTGGTATAAACGAAAGTAGTGCAGACACTAAACTACACGTTTCACACAATGTGGCAGGAACACCACTTGCTACTTTTGAAAATACTGCAAGTCATGAAGCAAGTATAAGATTTAAATCTGCCCACAGTTCTAATAGTGATTTTCGTGTTGGTGCATCAATTAGTGCTTCAAACAACTTTGAGATTTACTCAGTTGGTGCTGCGACAGCCCGTTTGAAAATAGACAGCACTGGTATTGTAACTATGCCAAATCAACCATCTTTTCAAGGCAGTAGTGGAATGTTCAGTACTACTGGCTCAAATATAGTTGCGTCTAGTGTTTATCATAATATAGGAAATCATTATAACACAAGTACTGGTGTATTTACTGCTCCAATTACTGGAAGATATTTAATTAACTTTTTTGCTATCAGTAATGGTGCTGCAACTCAAGACGTAGAGCTTAGAATAAATGGGTCTACTAGCAATCAATTTGCACCCTATAGCACTGATAGTGGTCAGCATACTCATATTAGTGGCTCTTGTATTGCCGCTGTATCAGCAAACGATCAATTAGCACTTAGATTAAATAATGGTTCTATTTATGGTGGTTCTAATGGCAGACATAACGGAATGAGCTTTCATTTATTAAGTTAGAAAGGATAAATAAATGGCAGATATAACAGTTAAATTAACAGACATACAAACAAAGTGTCTCGAATACGCTTCATATTCAGTTCAAGATTGGTGTGATAATGCTATTCATAATCGTGCAAGGATTGCACAAGATGAAATTATTGCAGCTTTAGTTGCTCATTGTAATGAAAATTCCATTGCTCTTGCAGTCGGTACAGATGCACAAGTAACCCAAGCATACACATTAAAAGTAGTAGATACTGCAAAAAATGTATCAGATGCAATGGAATTATTAAAAGAATAACAACCCTAGAAGGAGCTTAACATGGCTATAACATGGAAGATAAACTCAATGGATCGAGACTTAAAAAGTGGAGACCATGAGAACATAATAACAACGATACACTGGACTGCCTCAGACGTAGATTCAGATGGTAACACTGGATCATCATACGGATCAGTCGGTGTAACTCTTGTTGGCACACCAAAGGCATATGCAGACGTAACCGAGTCTGATGCTATTGGTTGGGCAAAAGATGCTCTTGGAGATCAAGTTGCAGAAATTGAGTCAAATATAGCCAACCAAATATCACTAATGAAGAACCCAATTACAGCAAGTGGTGTTAATTGGTAATGAAGATGGAGTTGAAGCCTGAACTCCAAGTACAGTTAGAGCTAGATGCCCACGAGAAGGAGTGTGCGTTAAGATACAAAATGGTAGAAGAAAAACTACATGCTCTTGATAAAAGACTTTGGCGATTAGAAGCAATGCTTATGGCAAGTACCGTAACTGTTGTAGCATTAATGATAAGCATTATTATAAAATAGGAAATTAAATGTTTTGGTTTGTTCTGGTTACAATGCTAGGAACCAAGGTAATTTCAACAGAAAAATTTTATGATATAAATCGTTGTTTATATTTTGCAGAAAAATTAAATAGACAACCACTAGTACCTCAACCTGATAATAAAAATCTAAAAATAACATCTTACTGTAAGCCTATTAGGAGTAAATAATGATAGATCCGATTAGTGCATTTGGTGCACTTACGGCTGCTCATGGTGCAATTATGAAATGCGTGCAAATGGGTAGAGATCTTTCTTCTGCTACTAATGCAATAACTAAATATGCAAAAGCTGAAGCAGAATTAGGTCACGGTAAGGAGAGAAAAAAGAAAGCCATATTTGGTGGAGTAATGGACGACGCTATTGCTCAACATTTTAAAGAAGAAGAGCAGCAAAGACTTAAAGATGAACTTAGATCTATGTTTTTACTTTATGGTGCTCCAGGTCAATGGGAGAGACTTCAGGCAACCATTGCTGAAGCAAGAGCACAACATCAAAAATATTTAAGAGAGCAACAAAGAATTAAAGACAGAAATTTAATAATAATTGTTGGTACAACTATTGGATTAGTTGGCATCGCAGTTATTTATTATTTTGCTTTATATTTAAAGGGAGCATTGTAAATGCAAAAAATACTTGAACAAATTGAACGACACGAAGGATTGGAGCTAAAACCATACAGATGCACATCGCAAAAATTAACAATTGGAATTGGAAGAAATTTAGAAGATGTTGGAATATCCAAAGAAGAAGCATATCTGTTACTGGAAAACGATGTGAAGACAGTTCAAAAACAAATAAAAACTTATATGCCATGGGCATCAAATCTGAACTCTGCGAGGCATGCGGCACTGACAAATTTTGTATTCAATGTGGGAATAGGAACAGCACTCAAATTCGAAAACGCAATGGAAGCGCTAAAAGCCTCAGATTTCGGCACCGCCGCAGAAGAACTACTCGACTCCAAGTGGGCAAATCAGGTTGGACAACGGTCCACGGAAATTTCAAGACAGATTAAAACAGGAGAATGGCAATGATTGCTTTACTCGGTCAAGCTTTAGGTTTGGTTGGAAATGTAGCAGGTAGTTACATGGAACGAAAAGCTGAAGAACAAAAAGCCAAAGGTCAAATAGCCAAAAAAATGGCAACTGCTGAAATTGATTGGGAACAGCAAATGGCTAAAAATGCAGGTAATGGGTGGTTAGATGAATTTTACGGTGTATGTTTATTTATACCTATCGCTCTCTGTTTTATTCCTGGCTATGCCCCAGTTGTAAAAGAAGGTTTTTTAGCGTTAAGTGAATCGGTTCCTGAATGGTACATAGGTGCTTGGTTAACTGCTGTTGCTGCAGCATTTGGTGTTCGTGGTTTAGCTAAAATGAAAACAAAGAAATAATGTTTAAAGCAATGATATTGTTATGCATGATTGGAACATCTGATCAATGTATAATTTTAGAAGATATAGAAGGTCCATATCTTACTAAAAGTAAATGTATTGAAAGAGCTTACGAAATGGCAGCAGATTTAAAATCTTGGAACCCAGATTATAAAGCAAAAAAATATAAATGCTTAAGAAATGATTTTGAAGATTTAAAAGGAAAAATTAGACTTTAATCAATTAGCCTCACTTAAGCAGAAAGCGTTAAAATTTTCAGACGCATTTTTTGTATCTTGATGCACTGGTCCAATTATGGACCGGTGTTTTTTAAAATAGGAGTACAAGATGAAGTTAAGTGAACTGCTGTCCGTAGCAGGCAAGCCTTTATGGCGCGATAAAGTTGGTTGTTCTACATTTCATTCACAAACAGAACGTGCAATTAAAATAATGGACGATCCAATGATAGTTGATATTGATACAAATATGCTCGACAAATATGTCGAAGTTCTTGAGACTTTAAAAAGTCATAAGGGCAAGCCATTAACCGGTACAACTATAAATCGCAATGTAAGTGTTATAAGCACTTTATTAGGCTATGCACGTAAAAGAAATTGGATTGATAAATTACCATATTTTCCAAGAAAGACTGAGTCACCTCACAGAGTAAGATGGTTAGCACCTGCAGAAGAAACTGCTGTTTTTAATGCTATAGAAACTGCTAAATATCTTATTGCTAGAAAACATCGTGAAGAGATGAAAGCTGTTGTTCGTATTTTAATTGATACAGGCATGAGGCGAGGTGAAGTATTAGGATTAACTAAAGATAATCTTGATGGTAAATGGGTCAGACTTTGGAAGACTAAAACTGGTAAAGCTAGATCCGTTCCTTTAACACCTGAAGCACAAAGATTATTAGAAGAACATGTACCGTTTGAAATCAAACCGTGGCAAGTTCATCGTCTATGGGCTAAAGTAAGAGAAGATATTGGATTAGAAAAAGATGAGCAATTTGTACTACATACTTTGCGTCATACTACTGCTACTCGTCTGTTAAAAAAGACAAGTAACATAGCTATGGTACAAAGAATGTTAGGTCACTCTAACATAAGTACTACGTTAAGATATGCTCATATTGATGACCAGGATCTGCTTGATGCAGTCAATTCCTGATTGCAAAAGGACACAGTTTTGGTGCGCTCGAGAAGATTCGAACTCCTGACCCCCAGATTCGTAGTCTGGTGCTCTAACCGACCACAAAAATAGTAGGGTAAAGGAGAGAATAGAGTGCACCTTTTCTGTGTAATTAGGTAAATCTAAAGAACAATAACCGATACGGACATAAATAAACTTGATATGTTCATTAATCTAAGTATTAAGTTAATCATTAACCTTTTTTTAACTCGTGGAAATTTAAATTGTCCGGAATATTGTTCGAAAATATGTACCTTATTTCGATGGCAAACACAGAATTTAGAACTTCATTAAGAAAATTATATAAGCACCATGCATCTACAGATGTTATGGGTGTATTAGGTCAAGCTTATATGTCTCAAATATTAAAGCAAGCTAACGATTTAAACATGAAATTGCCTTATCTTGATGATCCTAAACACGTTATAGCAATAAAAGATTTTACGGTGTCAGCTTTATCTATTTCAGATATTTTAGCTATACCAAGAACCACAATATTAAGATGTCTATCATCGTTAATAATACAACAATATGTGGTTAAATCTTCTAAAGGATACCATATATCGTTAGAAGAGTTCAAAAGGGATACTCTCCCTATATACCAAAAGTACTATTTCAACTTAAATAAAATCACCAGAATTTAATTAGCCTCACTTAAGCATAAGGCTAAAACTTTGGAGGAAATATGTATTCTCTTAATGAGCTTACTATGATTTCTGATGGTGCAATAAGATGGGACAAACAAGAAGAACAACTTAGAAAAAATGGGATCTTAGGATCCATTGATACTCAAATAACTAAAGGTGTTCTTCCTCTGGTCGCACATGAGTTACTTACAGAAATTGCTACCGTTGCAACTAACAGAGGTGCAAAACCATTTTGGTTAAAAGCTCTGGAAAACTTAGATGTAAAAACCACATCTTATATTGGTTTAAATTATGCATTTATCGGTGTAGGTCAGCAAACTGATGTTACCAACATTTGCATAAATATAGGCAAAGCAGTCTGTATTGAATTATGGTCTAAAGACTTTGAAACTACTAATAAGCCTTTGTTTGATCGTCTATTTAATATGGCTGTTCGTAATCATAATAGCCCTAGACACAGACTTAAAGCTATTTCTGCTGTCGCTCAAAGAGAAGGCTATGGTTTAAATAGATGGAATGCAGAACAACAACTTAATGTTGGTCAAGCTATTTTAAATGCTGTTCTTCATTCTTCAAAGCTATTTGAACTTTTTGAACTACCTAGAAAAAATGGTAAGACACAGCCTAAGCAATTAGGTCTTACTGAATTAGGTTCAAAACTAGTATCTGAATTAACTGAAGATGTTAGATGGTTGTCTCCTATTTTTAAACCTATGTTACAAAAACCTAAAGAGTGGACAGACTTTTCTACTGGTGCTTATCATGATGCTAAATTAGCTAGCTTGGTACCTCTAGTAAGAATGGCTCCTCATGAGCAAAAGCAACGCATTGATATGCGAACTAAGTCAGGTAAAATGGACAGAGTTTATGCTTCAATTAATGCTATTCAAAATACTGAACTAGCAATTAATAAAGTTGTCTATGAGCAAGTAAAAGCTGCATGGCATAGAGGAGATGTAATTAAAAAGTTTCCTCGCATGAAAAAAGTCAAGACTCCAAGTAAAGTAAATAACTGGGACGAGCTTGATACTAAGCAACGTAAAAAAGTAAAGAAAATAAAAGAGTCTATTGTTTTAAGAAATAGAGCAATTGATGCTGATATTGTAAACTTTACTTGTGATCTTCAAACTGCTGAAGACTTACTTAAGCACGATAAATTTTATCAGCCACATAATTTAGATAAGCGTGGTCGCATTTATCCTATACCTACATTTAATCATCAGCGTGCTGATCACATAAGAGCTATGTTTCAGTTTGCTAAAGGTAAACCGTTAGGTAAAGAGGGTGCGTATTGGCTTGCAATTAGTGTAGCTAATAATGGTGACTTTAATAAAGTAAGTAAAAAAAGTTTAAATGATCGCATTGATTGGGTTAATGCAAATCAAAGATCAATTTATTTGATTGGCAAAAAACCTACACTAACTAGACATATATGGCAAAACGCTGATAAGCCTTTTAGTTTTCTTGCAGCTTGTATTGAGTTTGCAGGATACATGGAAGAAGGTGATAAATATGTGTCTTATTTACCTTGTTCACTTGATGGAACTAATTCAGGTGTTCAACATTATTGTGCCGCACTAAGAGATGCTGAAGGTGGCTCAACAGTAAATTTAGTACCTCATGAAAAGCCTGCTGATGTTTATCAAATAGTAGCAGATAATGTACTAGATCAAATTAGATCTGATACTGAAAATATTGAGATTGCTAAACTGTGGCTTAACTATGGTGTTACAAGATCTGTAGTTAAACGCAATGTTATGACTTTTGCTTATTCATCTGAAAAGTATGGATTTAAGCAGCAGCAAATGGAAGATCTTATGAAACCACTAGCAGACGATGTGCTTGATGGAATTTTAAGTGAACACCCATTTGGTGAAGACGGAGGTCATAAAGCAGCAAGTTATTTAGCTGATAAAGTTTGGAAAGCTGTCAACGTAGTAGTTAATAAAGCTGCTGTTGGCATGAAGTTTATTCAACGCTGTGCATCATTATGTGCACATGAAGCTAAACCACTTACTTGGACTACTCCAATCGGATTGCCTATTGTTCATGCATATCAACAATGGGATATAAATAGAGTACGCATATTTTTATATGATAAAGAAATAAACTTAGCTAATGCTAGTGTTAATAGCAAAGTTACGCCTAATGGTGATGTTTATAAATGTATTATGTGTAATATACGTACTAAGCCTAAAGGTACTATAGATAAAATTAAACAGCGCAATGCTGCTGCACCAAATTTTATTCATAGTTTAGATGCAAGTCATCTTATGTTTACTGTTCTAGCAGGACTTGAAGATGGTATTGAAGATTTCTTATTAATTCATGACTCTTTTGCTACTCATATGGCAGATACTCAAAAGTTTTTCTATTTAATTAGAGAACAATTTGTAGCTATGTATGAGCATTTTGATGTCATGCAAGATCTTCATGATTCAACGTTTGAGCAGTTAAGTCCTAGTGGTCGAAATAATATTATTGATACACCAGAAAAAGGCAATCTCATTATAACTAAAGTATTGGAGAGTGACTATGCATTTGCGTAAGCACGACACCACAAAAGAGTGGCAAAGACTTTATGGCGATCGCGTCCATAGAGATGACGAAAAGGATCATTGGATAGCTACAGCTATTGCTATGGTTCTTGAAAATAAAGATATACCTGTAGATGTCTTAGCTAATTTAGATCTACACGGTGTAAGCATTAATTGGATTTTTAAAGAGGCAGCAAGTATGTCTCATGATCCAGATCAAACTAATTATTATGTCATAGGAGAAGACTAATATGGCGAAAGCTAAGTTTACAAGTCCTAAAGGTACGGCTATGTGGCCGTGGTTGTCTAAACCTGATACTAGGTTTGACGCTGAAGGTAAGTATAAAAGCGATCTTCTTGTTAAAAAAGAAGATGCTAAAGAATTTGTTGCAATGGCCAAACAAATTTTTATTGAAGAATTTGGTGAGAAATCACTAGCTAAAGCAAAATGGCCATATATGAATGACGATGAAGCTGGTGGCATAAAAATACGTGCTAAGTCTAGCAAAAAACCTACATTATTTGATGCAAAAGGTAACGTCATAAGAGCAGATTTACCTGTTGGTAATGGTTCAACTATTAAATTAAGTGGAGTAATGGGAACATACTCTGCTGGTGGTAATATAGGAGTTACTGCATACCTTAATGCTGTTCAAATAATAGACCTTGTTGAATTTGGAGGTTCTACATTTGAAGAGGAAGATGGATATGTTCATGAAGCTGCGGAAGGTGCAAATGACACAACGGAAGAGTTCAACGACTTTTAAGAATATAAAGTTTGTTAATAACTATCGTAGTGGACTTGAAGCACAAGTAGCAGAACAACTAGATAAAACAGGTATAAAATATGAGTATGAGACAATTAGATTGCCATACAAGCTTGATGCTAAATATATTCCTGATTTTATTATAGGTGATTTAATAGTCGAGTGTAAGGGGCGCTTTACATCTGAAGATCGCAGAAAAATGCGACTCGTAAAAGAGCAACACCCGGACTTAGATATTAGGTTTGTGTTTTCACGTTCATCATCAAAAATCAATAAAGGTAGTAAAACAACATATGCTGACTGGTGTCAAAAATATGGTTTTCCTTTTGCTGATAAACTAATACCAGAAATATGGTTAGGAGAGTAAATGTCTCAGAGTACTGAAATGTTAAGCCACATGAAACGTGGTAAAAGGCTTACAAGATTAATAGCCTTGTATGAATATAGAGTTCAAAATATAACTGCAAGAATAAGAGATCTTAGAATAGCAGGTTGGAATATAAAAACCGATAAAAAGCGCGATGCGCATAATGCAATTTATGCTGAGTATTATCTTGGCAAACCTCATAAAATAGCAAATTAAATAGCGGGGCTTCGGCCCCGTTTTTTTTAGGAGTTTAAATGTTAGATTTGAACGCAGATATAGTTTGGAAACAAGCATTAGAGGATTGCGGAAAAGATTATCATTACGAAAGTAATCCTAGAAATCTTAAAATAAAAGAAAGAATTAATTATAATTATACTGTCAATATGAAAGAACCATTAATCTGTAATTTAGAAAGAAATCTTAATTATGGGTTTATGTTTGGTGAAGCATCATGGATTTTAAAAGGTAGAAATGATTTAGAATACATAGAAAAATTTATGAAAAACTACGCTAAATATAGTGACGATGGTTTTTCATTAAATGGTGCTTACGGTCCTAAAATTATGGATCAATTATCATGGGCAGCAAATGAACTTAAACAAGATAATGACTCAAGACGTTGCTATATAAATATTTGGCGAGAACGTCCAGGCGAAAGTAAAGATATTCCATGTACTACAGGTATGCAGTTTCTAATAAGAGATGGTTTGCTTAATGCTGTAGTTAATATGAGATCACAAGACATAGTTTACGGAATGACCTATGATGTATTTACATTTACAATGGTCGCTAAAGCTCTTCAGCTATTACTGTACTCTAGTTATAATCTTATGGTTGATATAGGTTATCTTCATGTTAGAGCAGGTTCAGCTCATATATATGAACCTGATTATGATAAAATTGATACTTGGATTAATAATAAAGCATTTAATAAAAAAGTACCTCTAACATTACAATCTGTTTTAAATTCTTCACTAACTGTAAATGATTTAGCAGATAAATTAAGTAACGCAGGTAAAGCACTTGGTAATAATTGAGGGTGCTGACGGTACAGGCAAGACTACTTTAAGTCATGCAATTGCAGACTATATAGGTGGTCAATATTTTCATTGTGGTTATCACAAAGACTGGAATATAGAAATTTATCATAGACATATAATTCACACTGCTGCTCGTTTAGAACAGCAAGCAAATATACCATGTATTATTGATCGGCTTGCATTAAGTGAAGAAGTTTATGGTCATGCTTACAGAAGTTATCCATCTTATAATACAAGTAATTTTATGAATGAAATTATACGAGATTACAAGCCAATGCTTATTCTTTGTAGCAATGAAAATGCTGAAAAAAATCATGAGCTTAATAAAGAAAAACGTACTGAAATGTTTGATACAATTAAAGGTATTTCAGAAGCATACCAAAGGCTTGTTTCAATGGGTAGGTATGGTCAGTGGTTTAAATATGATTTTGATAAAAACGATATGAATAATTTTATTTCAAGTTATTTTAAGGAGAATTAATGTCTACATTAGTTGCAGATGTTTATGCTTTACAAGCAAAATATGGTTTTAATCACGAGCCATTAAATCGTGAAAAATTAGCACTTAGAGTTGATCAAGTTGAAGAAGAATTTGATGAACTACTTTCTGCATTTTCTGAAAATGATGCTGAAGCAATGGTTGATGCTTTAATTGATATTACGGTGTTTGCACTAGGTACTCTTGCAATTGCAGGTGTTGACGTAGAAGAGGCGTGGCAAGAAGTTCATTTAGCCAACATGTCTAAAATACGCGGCACTAAAGAGGGTCGTGACCACAGTGGTGGTTGGGATTTAATTAAACCTAAAAATTGGGAGGCACCAGATCATGGAAACAACCTCGGCTTCATTCCAGACGCACTCGAGTTGTGAAGCATGTGGAAGTAGCGATGCAAAGGCCATTTACGATGATGGCCATGCATACTGCTTTTCATGTAACACATATTATGGAGGAGAAGATCAAGAACATAATAGCACGCCAACTGAGTTCTCCAAAACTACGGCAGCGAATAACCAAGCAGCGCAAGCGGTATACTCGCAAGGTAAAATTCAAGAACTCAAAAGCCGAAATATCTCAGCTGATACAGCGAGGCATTTCGGCTATAAAGTTGGTAGTGGTAGACATCTTGCTCCTTATTTTAAAAATGGAAAACTTGTTGCGCTTAAGACACGCGACCAAAATAAAAATTTTAGTGTTGTTGGTGAAGGTTCGAAGTTACCACTCTTTGGACAAAACCTACAAAGCAAAGGTAAAAGACTATTTGTAGTAGAAGGTGAACTAGATGCACTTTCTTTATCTCAGGCATTAGGAAATAAATGGCCTGTAGTTTCTGTACCTAATGGAGCTAAGTCAGCACCAGATGCTATTAGAAGAGAACTAGAATATATTATGAACTTTGAGACAGTTGTCTTTATGTTTGATGAAGATAAACCTGGTCAAGAAGCAGTTGCTCAATGTGCTGAGTTACTCGAACCAGGCAAAGCTCATGTAGCTAATTTACCTCTAAAAGATGCAAGCGAAATGCTTAAAAATAATAGAGTTAAAGAGTTAATAAAAGCGGCATGGGACGCTCCTGTTTATAGACCTGATGGTATAGTAGCAGCAAAAGATCTTTTCCACTTAGTGGCAACGGAAGATAAGGTATCAAGTGTTCCTTATCCTTACGATTTTATGAATGATAAAACAAAAGGTCTTAGAAAAGGTGAACTTGTAACTATTACCGCAGGTAGTGGTATTGGTAAGTCAGCTTTTGTTCGTGAAATTGCTCATCACTTACTAACTCAAGGAGATAAAGTTGGTTTACTCTTTTTGGAAGAAAGTATTAAAAGAACTCTTACAGGTTTGGTCAGTATTGATATTAATAAACCACTTCACATTGATAGATCAGGTGTTGAAGTGGACCAAATACGTAAGTCTTTTGACAATTTGTTCTCTAATGGGAACTGTTTTGTTTACGATCATTTTGGCAGCGTTACTCTCGAGCATGTCCTTGCTAAGTTACGTTACTTGGCCCACGGAGAACAGTGTAATTGGATTATCATTGATCATCTTTCCATTATGGTTAGTGGTCTTGATGTACCTGATGAGAGAAAAGCCATCGATATGATAATGACTAAACTGCGTACATTTGTTGAAGAAACAGGTGTAGGTATGTTGTTAGTTTCACACTTGCGACGACCTGAAGGAAACAAAGGTTTTGAAGATGGTGCGCAGGTATCACTAAATTCTTTGCGAGGTTCTCATTCAATAGGTCAATTATCAGATATGGTAATTGGTTTAGAACGTGATCAACAATCGCAAAGCAATGAAACTGTAGTGCGTGTAGTTAAAAATAGATTTACAGGTGCAACAGGTATGGCCGGAAGCCTCATGTATAATGAGGAAACTGGTAGATTGGAGAGCATAGATGCAGTTGGTTTTTGATATTGAAGCTGACAATTTTTTAGATAAATTAACAAAAATACATTGCATAGTTACTAAGGACGTTAAAACCGGTGAAATGGTTAGCTATCGTCCTGATCAAATAGACGACGCAATAAAAGCATTAGAAAATGCAGACGAAATAATAGGTCATAATGTTATAGGTTATGATGTACCGGCAATACAAAAAATTTACTTTAAATTTAAGCCAAAAAAAGTAACCGATACATTAACTCTTTCTCGCCTTATATGGCCTAATATTAAAGACAAAGACTTTTTACAAAAACCAGACAACATGCCTACTAAGTTATATGGAAGATATAGTCTAGCAGCTTGGGGTTACAGACTAGGGAACTACAAAGAAAACTATGCAGATGATTTCAGTAAATTCAACGAAGAAATGCTTACTTACTGCGAGCAAGATGTTAGTGTTACTAATAGTCTTTACAGCCATTGCCGTAGCGCCGGGGTTAATAACAGCGCTGAAGTACTCGAACATGGTATAGCAGAAGTATGCGCAAAAATGGAAGCAACAGGCTTTCACTTTAACACCGTTGCAGCAGCTGATCTGTATGGTCAGCTCGCTGCAAAGCGTGATGCAATCAAAAAATATATGGAGGAGAACTTTGAAGGAACTATTAAAACGTTTAAAACTAAAGCTTCTGTCACAATTCCGTTTAATCCGTCGAGTAGACAACAGATTGCAAATCAATTTATTAACAAATACCAATGGAAGCCGAAAGACTGGACACCAGCCGGTCAGCCTCGAATTGATGAGGAGACGTTAAGTAAATTAAAATATCCTGAAGCTCAACAGCTAGCAGAATATTTTTTACTTGAAAAACGCATCGGCATGATTGCGGAGGGAAACAATGGGTACTTACGACTTATCGATGGCTGTTCCAAACTTAGGGGCAGATACATTACAAACGGTGCCATCACAGGAAGAGCAACCCATTTCAGTCCAAACTTGGCACAAGTGCCCTCATTGCGGGTGCCTTACGGTAGCGAAATTAGAAAATGTTTTACCGTGCCAGATGGGTGGTCCATGGTCGGCTGCGACTTGTCGGGTATCGAGCTTAGATGCCTTGCGCACTACTTATCTAAATGGGATAAAGGCAAATACGCTAATATAATTTTATCTTCAGATATTCATACTGCAAATCAAGAGGCTGCAGGTTTACCTGATCGTGATGCTGCTAAAAAGTTTATTTATACACTTGTTTATGGTGGTGGAGATCAAAAGTTAGGTGAAATTATTGGTAAAGGTAGAGACGCAGGTAGACTTATGAAAGATAAGTTTTTCAAGTCGATACCTGCATTTAATGCTTTACGATCAGCAGTTGAAACTGCATTAGACATTAAAGGTCACTTAACTGGATTAGATGGAAGACTATTATATCCACGATCACAGCATGCAGCATTAAATACTTTATTACAATCGGCAGGAGCACTCATAGCTAAACAATGGTTAATATTTGCTTTTGAAGATATTAGCAAAACTTATGAACATGGTTGGGGTAATCAATTTGTATTTTCAGGTTGGATACATGATGAAGTTCAAGTGTCTTGCAGAAAGGAAATAGCAGAAGATGTCGGTAATAGACTTAGAAGAGCAGCGGAAAAAGCTGGCGAGCATTTCAAATTCAGATGCAAAGTTGACGCAGAGTTCGGCATCGGAACTGATTGGTCAGCAACCCACTAAAGAAGATGCCGAAGCAGTTACAGTATTATGTCAAGCTCATTTTAAAGGTTTTACAACTAAAAGTGAATTTGCAAGAAGACACGCAGATACAGTTGCAATGCTTACACGATGTGGACTTATTTCTACAGAAATTGGCAGAAATACATGGACTAATATTTTTAAAATTACAGCTGAAGGTCTTCAATATTTAGAAGATCTTTTAGAGGAGAGTATATATGAACCACCTGTTAATTGACGGTGATGGTATTGCATATAGTATTTGTTCAGGTGTTGAGCAAGAAATTAGATGGGACGAAAATTTACATACGCTACATTCACGATTAGAAGATTGTATAGATATATTTAATAAGTATTTAAATGATCTAACTAATCTATTCGGTGAGTATAAAGCTACATGGGTATTTAGTTCTAAAACTAATTTCAGAAAAACTATAGATCCAACTTATAAGTATCATCGTAAAAAAACACGTAAGCCATTAGCATATAAATCTTTAGTTGAGTATATATGCAATAAATTTCCTAATGAAACATGGGACGATTTAGAAGCAGATGATGTGCTTGGTTACTTAGCAACGTTAAAAGTTAACTTAAATAAAGTAATTGTTATATCTGATGATAAAGACTTACTAACTATACCTGGTCGAATATACAGATTAGGTGAAATGCATGAAATTAATCAAAAAACTGCAGATTACAATTGGTTGTGCCAAACGCTTACTGGAGATACAGCAGACGGTTATAAGGGTTGCCCTGGTATCGGTCCGAAAGCTGCTATGAACATACTTAATAAAGACTGTTCGTTTAAAGCAGTAGTAAAGGCGTTTGAAAATGCAGGCTTAACGTATGATGATGCACTTCGACAAGCAAGATTAGCACGTATCCTCAGATATGAAGATTATGATTTCGAACATAAAAAGGTAAATCTATGGGAACCAAAGCAAGAGTCTATCTCGAGTTAGCCAGATACTTCGGTAAAATACACAGTTATTTTTATATGAAACACGTAACAACAATACGTAAAGGTCAGGAACGCTTATGAGACATATGGAGTATATGAAAATGAAAGCAGAACAAGCTATGCAGCAATCAGATAATGTAGAAATGCAGCGAGGATTATTTGATAAAATAGAAAAGCCTAAACATTATAATATAGGTATAGAACCTGCAGAATATATGGAAAGCCTTAACATTGCCGAAGATTACTACGCAGGCAACATTATTAAGTATATTTCCAGATATAAGTACAAAAATGGCACAGAAGATGTCAGGAAAGCGAAACAGTACTGTAAGATGCTTATAGAACTGCTTGAGAGCCAGTCTACAGAGGGAGAGCTGTAGGCTAATCAGCAAAAAGGCAGTCTGACTACCTATGGTGATCTAAGGATCAATAAACCATGTTTGTAGTTTCAGACGCCTTTTTGCACACTATTTGAAATCTAAGAACATAGAGTAGATTAAGTTGCGAAAATTTCTTAGATACCAGGACAAAATAGAGGTGAAGTGTTACGGCAGCACATGTGGCTCCAAACCATAAAGATAGGGTTCAATTCCTTACACCTCTGCCAAAAATACATACTCCAAAAGTATGTTGTCCAAGCATAGTTAGTGGTAACTTTGGTAGCCATTAATCTACAAGCGTGATTTGAAAAACTAATCGGTAGAGCTATGCAAAACGCAATAAACTGACAATGATAGGCTAAGGCTTCGGGCTGGCCTATCAGCCGACGGGCTACGAGGTGAGCGTTAAAATTTATAAATAATGAGATTACGTAAGGCTCGCAATAGCGCGGTAACCTTTATTTATATTTTAGACCCTCAGATCCAAGTACCAGCTTTACATAGCCAGTCGTGATCTGAGGGTTTTTTTTCGATTTATTCGCCGCACTTAAGAGAGCCCTAAGGTCTTAGGATTTCCTTAAGTATGAAGAACTAGAACATCTATATAAGGAATTAAAGATCTATGAGTACTATAGAACAAACCTATGGTGACTTTATACATAAGTCACGTTATGCAAGATACTTAGACAACCAACAGAGAAGAGAGACTTGGGAAGAAACCGTAGATCGATATATCGATTTTATGGAAACCAAAGTACCTGAAATAGGTAGAGAAACTTTTGTCGAGCTTAAACAAGCTATCGTAAATAAAGATGTTATGCCATCGATGAGAGCCTTAATGACTTCAGGTCCTGCATTAGACCGTGATAATACTTGTGGTTACAATTGCTCGTATTTAGTTGCTGATGATCCCAAAGCTTTCGATGAAGCTATGTTTATACTAATGTGTGGTACTGGTGTAGGCTTTTCTGTAGAGAGACAATATATCTCTAAGTTACCTGAGATCCCTGAGAAGTTATATAAAACTGATACATGCATTAGTGTGTCTGATAGTAAAGAGGGTTGGTCTAAGGCTTTTAGAATGCTGATAGCATTGCTATATGCAGGCGAAATACCAACATGGGATATATCAAAGGTACGAGCAGCAGGAGAACGACTAAAACAGTTCGGTGGAAGAGCTTCTGGTCCTGAACCGTTGGTAGAGTTATTTAAGTTTACTGTTGCATTATTTAAGAAAGCTAAAGGTAGACGATTGTCTTCCATAGAAGCTCACGATTTATTTTGTAAGATAGGGGAAATTGTCGTCGTAGGAGGAGTGCGCAGAAGCGCTATGATAAGTCTTAGTAACTTAACTGACGACAGAATGAGACATGCTAAGAGTGGCGAATGGTGGAACCAAAACGGCCAAAGAGCCTTAGCTAATAATTCAGTATCGTTTACTGAGAAACCTGATGTAGGTGCATTCTTACGAGAATGGACATCGCTATATGAAAGCAAGTCAGGTGAAAGAGGAATTTTTAATAGAACGGCTAGTCAGAAACAAGCCGAAAAGTATGGTAAAAGAGATCCGAACTATGAGTTTGGTACTAATCCATGTTCAGAAATAATTTTACGACCATATCAGTTTTGTAATTTAACAGAGGTCGTTATAAGACCAAGTGATAATGAAGATAGCCTTGTAAATAAAGTTAGGCTCGCCACTATACTTGGCACAATACAATCGAAACTAACTCACTTTCCATATTTACGTAAAGTATGGCAAAAGAATACTGAGGAAGAAAGGTTGTTAGGAGTATCGTTAACAGGTATTTTAGATAACGAGATCACCTCAGGTATTGATAAGACTGTTGGCCTCGAAGGTTTGTTACATATTATGCGTCATGTAGCTGATGAAACAAATATTGAATACGCTGAGATGTTAGGTATCCCAAGATCGGCTGCTATTACTTGCGTAAAACCAAGTGGTACGGTTAGTCAGCTAGTTAATGCTGCATCGGGTATTCATACTCGTCATAGTAGGTATTATTTGCGTACGGTTAGAGGAGATAATAAAGATCCGTTAACTCAGCATATGATAAATGTTGGAGTTCATCACGAACCCTGTGTTATGAAACCTGATACGACTACTGTATTTACGTTTCCAATAGAAGCGCCTGAGGGTTGCTTAACTCGTGAAGACTTAACTGCCGTTGAGCACCTCGAGTTATGGAAAACGTATCAAGAAAATTGGTGCGAACATAAACCATCAATCACGGTTAGTGTAAAAGAAGATGAATGGCCAGAAGTTGGTTCGTGGGTATTTAATAACTTTGACGATATATCAGGTATTTCATTTTTACCTTACGATGGTGGTAGTTATCGACAAGCACCTTACCAAGAAATTGAACGAGAAGAATATCTGGAATTCGCAGGTAGATTTCCGTCTAACATCGACTGGTCATCAATGATAGAAGTCGAAGATTTAACAACTGGATCGCAAGAGTTAGCCTGTTCGTCAGGTAGTTGCGAAATATTATAGGAGTTACCGATGGGTAAATGTAAAGAAGGTTACGGCG